CTGCTTTTTCTGCAATGACCTTTGTTCAAATATAGCCTTTTGTCTTGGACCAGACATTCCTTGCATAATTTCATTGCGAGTTTTTTCAAAAGCTTCGTTTGTTGCTTTTGGAATTTCAAAGGCGTCTTTTCCTTTTTTGTAGAACGCACCTTGGTTTTTTCTAACACCAGTTCCATCGTCTTCGCCAGTGCTATAGAGATACTGAGTTTCCCAATCGTTTAATTTTCTCTCAGCTTCCATCACGGCAATCTCATCAGCCCTATCCATTACACTTTTTGTCAGCTGCTCTGCTGCGTTTCCAACTTGAGCTAAACCTCTACCGCCTCCAAAACTTTCAAGGCTTTGGTTTTCATTAACTCTGATATTTGGGTTTGCAATGTTTTGCGTCTGTGCAACGCCGTAACGTGGAACGCTTGGCATTTACTTATCCTTTGCTGGAGTCTTACTTGCTGAGCTTTTATAAGCCCTATCAAAATAACCTTGATTATTTAAAGTTGTAGCAGCATTTAAACCGCCTGTTAAAATAGATTGCTGAGCTTGTCCTTGAGCCGTGAGAGCATTTATTCTTGCATTTCTACCGCGCTCTTCCGCTTCGGCCTGATATCCCATCGCTGTTAAAAACGCATTGTTTCGAATACTTTGAATTTCCTCAACGCCAGCTTCCATGGTTTCTTCTTGAATCATAGCAGCTGAGCCAGATCTAACATCAACTCCTTGTGCAGCAAAGCCTGCTCTTTGAGAGCCAACAATTTGATTTATTTTTTTCTTAGTTCTAATCGCATCAATGCCGCCTTGCTTTAAAATATTCTTTGCTTGAAGCTCAGCGTTTCTTTGATTAATGCCAGACATGGTTTTCTGATAATCAGCCTGAGCTTCCATAGCTGAAGCTTGGCCAAAACCTTGAGCCACTTGTAATCCTGCCATCGCGGCCATAAACCAAGCCATTAAGAACCCCCAGGAAATGGAACATATCCAGTCGGTGCAATACTTAATATCGAACAAGGCACTGGATCAGTTTGTCTGATAAAAACTCTACCGTTATTATTCCAAGTCGCCTCGGTGATAATGTCAATCGGATCAGTCTCAAGATCAACAGGACTATCGTATGGTTCGTCCTCTCTGATTTTTAATTCAGTTAATCCATCAAGAAATGCAACGCTTTCATTTGGAGGTCTTGTCCCAGCCCAAAGTCCTCTTGTGTTTTCAACAAACATAGAGACCTTAGAAATTAATTTGTTTCGATCAATCATTGTCGCTGATCCTGGCATATCAATGTTTAATGTCTCAATGTCAGATGTGATTGGAAGGCCAACATAAATCACAGAGTAATTCTCTGCTAACGTAATACTTCCATTTGCCACAGTAACCTGGACGTATGCTGGATTATTTGGATTCGCAACGACAAGACCATCGGCATAAACAGATACAGATTGCCCCTCAAGATGCCAAAGGCCTCCTAATGTATCAACAGATTTTGACCATTCATTAATAGCCACGGATCTCATTGTTACAGGCACCGTACGATTTGGCCGTCCAGTAACTACAGTCGTAGAACTAAATGCATCAATCGTAAATCTAATAACTGATCCATCTGTATCGACAAGCTGAATTTGATTTCCAACATCTGCAGCTGTAAAATAAGCCGTGCTCGATGTCAGAGTCAGAGTGTCAGTGTAGAGCCAGCCAGATCCAGAAAGCGTCATTGTATGAGCGCCGTTTGTATTTCTTCCATCATAAGATAGGTGAGAATCAAGAATTGCAATATCACTTACATCTGAGATTTTTCTTGTAACAAATTTTTCAACATATCTTTTTGTAACGCCATTAATAACTCTTTTAATAGTCAAATAAAGAGTATCTTCAGATCCTTCAGGAATAGAGCATACATTCTCAACAACTCCGTTTTCAAAGTCGTGCTGATGCCAAGCAAGCATTTGCTGCTCTCTAATGTAAGTCATACCAAGCATCGTGCCGTCATCTCTTACCATCCAAAGAATTGAATGAGGGATTTGTTGGTAAGACCAATCTAAAAGAGTATAGTTATCAACCAAATGAGAGCTATAAATTGAAAGCTCGTCGCCAGTATAGTCATTGGATTCAAACTTAAAATTAATATCTCTGACATTATTACCCCTGGACTGGACATAAACTGCGCTGTTCCCGATAACAATCGGGCTAAGCCTTTCATTAGATCCATTGTAAGATGATTGTCTGGTATTAATCGCAGACGGCGTAAGCGTTCCACCTTGATCACCATTCGCTACAAACTCACCTGATTCTGTAAACATAAGTAGAACACCAAGGTCAACCAAGTGGTGGACTTCATTAACCTGGCGTCCTGTAAGATTAAAAATAATAGCATCATCATCTTGTATAGGATTAGACGAAGAGAAATCATAAAATGATCCAGTTTTTGAAGCATAAACTTTTTCAACTTCATTGTCAGTATTCGCAACGACAAGTCTTTGCTGATAATAAGTGACTGTTGATGGGTAATCCCCTGTCGCATTAAAATCTTCTGTTACCCTTGGAGGCGTCTCTGTTGTATCAATATCATATCCAACATCAATAAAAGACGTTGTGCCAGATGCAATACCAATGAATCCAAATACGCCATTTGTTTCTCTATAAACATTAAAGTCTAGTTGGGATGCAGAGTATCCATAAATAGATGTGATCGACCAAGATACTGTAATTGAATTCGTTGAGCTTAAAGTCGCATTACCATTTGCTACTGTCGCAAGATATACGCCACTAGGAGGTACTGCTTTTAATGTAGTCTCTTGGCCCTTGAGTGGATCAAATGCAGTTACTGTGTATTTATAAGTTGTTGATCCAGTTGTTCCATTTTGAACAGCAGTAATGCTTGTCGGATAATCAACATCACCCTCAAAGGTAATTGTCGATAAAGTCCAGCTTGTATCTCCTGTTCTAGCTAAATTCCTTGGTGCATAAGATGGATGAACAATAGTTAAAACGTCTGCAGACTGAACGTACTTCAATTGAGCAAGATCAGCTTCAAGATATGGGGTAGCTATTTGATAGATTTCAGCAACGGTTCCGCCAGATGTGTAAGTTCCAAACGCTCCAGAGTTAACATTAGATCCACTTGTATATTGAAGCTGAAAAGTATTTGCTCCAGTATTTACACCTGCAACAATAAATTGCCTGTTATTTAAAAAATTGCCCATAGGTCCAGCAAGACCAGTGATATAAATATGATCGCCATTTGCGTATGTGTCTGCACCTGTATATGTGACAACTGCAGGATTCGCGTTTGTGACTCCAGTGATTGCTTGAGATGTGAGCTTTACATATTCGCCATTCTTAATGACTCGCATGTATTGATTTCCAAACTCAAGACAATAAGTTTGAGAGGTATTAAAAACAAACGGAATCAATCTAATTTGTTTAGTTGAATCTTTTGTTTCGCCGACATATTGAGACCCTGGCCTGTTCGTTGCGCCTCCGTGCCTCATCACATAGAAATTGCGGCAAGTTTTAAGGGCTGTTTGATATTTAGCAACGTCAGTTCTCGCATAAAGAGATGGGCTTAATTCTCCAGACGAAAAGCTTTTTTGCATTATGGCCGTCATAGGCTATGACTCGCTTTCCTCTGCATCTTCTGAACCATACAAAATTTCTTCAGTATCTTTTTCTTTTTCCTCTGAGCCTAATTCCATTTCGATGATCTGAATTTCCATGGTTTTTGCACCTTCATCAAGGCGCTGGCCAACAACCATAACAGTCGCTTCCATGCTCATTTTAGATCCAACAGCTGGAAGCTTTTTAATTCCCAGCATATCAAGTTCTTGCTGGCTTAGGTACAAACGAAGGCAATAAGGATATTTTGGCTCGCTAGGCTTTTCAGCAAGACCTTTGTTTGAGTAGCCAACATTGGCAACAACTTCATCACTCATTGCCATCATCTTATTTAATGCCATGCTTTTCATTTTAATCCCTCGCCGCGATTGATTCAGTATCTTGTCTTGTCGCAGAATTGTCTTCGTTAAATTTATTCGCACTCGCTTTACTGATTTCCATCTCATACTTTTGCATAGCTTTATCGCCAAGGCTGAATGGATCTCCAGCTGTCAGGCGCGGTGCTAAGTAATGAGCAAGCCTATAACTAAGAGCAATGACAAAATCACTAGGGAATAAATCAGCTGATTCTTCGTCCTTCGTGTATTCAATCTCTGCATCCTGTTGGTCTGTGTAAATTAATAAACCTTGATCATCTTGTAATATCTTGTAAACAACTTTTGTTGCTTCCGTATCATCTCTGAAGCCAGAGAGAATTCTTCTGACATAAAGACAATCAACAGGATACCTGTATGAATATCTCCATTCAGTCGTTGGATCTTCTTCGACTAACCCAAGCTGTACAAACCTTGTAGCAAATGGCCATGGATAATCATTCAATACTGCTTTTCTTGCCTCATCATAAAAACGCCGACAAGCCTGAGCCTCTTTAGACGACTCAGTTGTGACGTTGCCGATCTCTTTGGAAACTCCCAGATGAGAAATAGCAATGTTGCAGATATCCGTTTTCGAAGCCATTTAAACTCCTAAGCTTGTCTGAATAAACCCACGCACAAAGCCGTAGCTCCAGCGCCAGTTGTGATCTTCCATCCAGGCGTCGTTGCATTCACACATCTTGCGCCGATATCAATAACATAAACTCCAATTGGAGTATTAGCTGCAGTAAGTGGAATTGCTGATCCGTTGCCATCTTTAATTGAACAAGTGCCTGTAGCAGATGTTGCTACTGTAACAATAACTCTTTCAATCAAATCGCCAACAAAGCCAGTAGGCCCGATGATCTGATCGGTTTGAGATGCGGCCACAGTTTCATACATTGTGTTAAAACCAAATCTATCGTCCATAAATCTCCCAAGAAAAAGGGGAGCGAACTCCCCTTTAGTTTAGATCACTTCGTCGCTAGACGATTTTGGTAACTCGATCTTTTCTTTTGATTTTTGAAAAGCTTTTTTCTCATCAACAGGAACACACCATAAAGGAACAGTCTGCACGCCATTGCTATCGTATTTAAAAAACTTCTCATCGATATCAAAAATCTGTCCTTCGCGGACCCTTCTGTGATCGATATAACCTAACTTAGTCGCCTTAGCTTTAATCTTAGCCATCTAACAATCTCCTTAAGAAATAATAAATCCATCTGGATAATTGAAATCATTTTGAACCATAGACATTGGCATCAAATGAGTTGTCACAGTAATAGTAGGAGATGTTCCACCCATTGTGTAGTTAACACGAATGTAACGCTCTGTTGCTACCCCTGGAGGGATTGGCAAAACGTATTTCGCGCCAGCTGCAAATGATGAAAACGTCGGGCTTACAACAACAGATACTGCAGATGAGAACCCAGCATTGTCATCAGATTGCAAAGTCGCGATCATTGTAGGAGTAGTTCCACCCATAGCAACGTCGCATCCAATAACAACACACATTGGCTCGCCAACGCCAAGGCGTCGCTCTTGACCAAGGTCGATAATA